GTGCAAAGAGATCTTTCAACTTGCGTAGTTCATCTGATGTCAACCTAGCGAGTTGTATCCGAATATTTTCATCTGAGAAATCAGAAGCGATGTTATTAAGTACTGATTCTAAGACTTTGTAGTGATATGCGTATTCCATAATTTAGCTCCTCTTTAATTATAGGTATATTCTACCATAAAAAGAGGCGTTTGTACATGCTTTTTTTTAATTTATTTGAAAAAAAGTTGCCTGCGATCGTATTCTTTTTTGGTATCAAGTAAGAGATCTACATAGTTGTCTCTATGCTCTTTGAATACCATTGGCTCATGATCATCCACATCCATGATGATAACTGTATTTGTAATTGGCATACCGCTACGTTCTTCAAACATGATAGCATAACCTGACATTTGAGCAAAGTAATTAGGTATCTTGTCTTTTTTCTTTGGATAGCGAGAAGTCTTAAAGTCTACGATAGAGGGAACACCGTCAAACTCAGCGATACAATCGCATCGGCCAGCAAGACCAAGGTGAGTACTATAAAGAGCAACCTCGAGGCCAAAGATCTTTCCGATCCTGCTATCCAGAATTGGACGTACATTTTGGAGAGATTGTTTAACGTGTGGCAGATATTCTGATGTATCTTCATTGAGTAAGTACTTCTCTATGATTGAATGGACAGAAGTACCACGACTCGCAGCTCTATGTCCAATTCGATTCGCTTGATCTTCACCAACACGTTTACGCCATGCTGCGATAGCCTCTTCGTTGATTATACTAAGTACCGTTGTAATACTAGGAAAACGACTACCATCAGGAGCAACGTAAGTGCGACCAGATGGCCGTGTATCTGTATCCAAGTCATCATAACCGAGATCAATTGTTTCATGTGTAAACCTCATATTTTTATTGTGTTTCCTTTACCTGAACCTTTTTTGACCTGACCTAGTAGATCTCTCCACTCCCCGCCGGCGCGGGAGACATTATCTTTAGTACCACTATGACTGAAATTTGGAGTTGATAATACCCTAATAAGATCAGGACTATTGTCTAATGTGTTTTGTAATTCATCATAAGAGCAAACTACATCCCATTGTTCTTGAGTTTTCATATCTTTTAGGGTATATGTTGGCATTAAACGATACCTTCATGCGGTGGATTATGATCAAATCTTCCTACCGGATTCTTAAATTGTGTGGATCTAATCTCTTCTTGTACTTCGCGTACACGATGATTCATCCAACTGATAGCAGTACTTATATGTCCAGTATCTTGCGGTTTTAATTGACTCTTTGCATATGCAATTTCTTTATATAAAAAATCAAGTTTATCTAAGTTGTCCATTATGACACCTCCTTAAAATGTTGAAACCAACCAGGTTTAGCGCGATTCTTTTCCCATGCCATCTTGAATCGCTCTTGTTTGGTTTGATAGAATGCACGATATGATAATACGGCGTTTTCTAACATGCACTCAGGATTAGATTTCATGGCGAGCTTGAATGGAGTCATTTCGCCTTGAGGGATATTACGAGGCAAAGACCACAATGGTGATTTCAATAGGCTCGAGGCATGTGTCTTCTGAAACCTGTAAGAGAACTCGTCACATAATGCTTCGAAATGGCGCCAATGCCACATATAGTTTTCTGATGATTCCATAGTCCAAACAGTACACGGATGCTTGTAGTGTACAGCTTTGTACAATACTTGATCCATTTCAGGATCATCAAACAAACGATAATGTCGTACCATTCGTTTACCAGATTTTGACGGCGCAATCTGTACTGTACCATCAAGCATGCGATGTGCAGTAGATAACATTTGCGCAGACTCGACAACCATCTTCGGCACATGTTTATCACACTGCATTTGTGCAGCTTTGATTGGATCTTCATCAAGAACAAAGATATTCATATTTTTTACCTTTCGTCATAAGATTATTATACACTGTTTGTGCGTCGATGTACATAAGAAGTTCGAACTTTATCTTTTCGCCTAACTGCAAATGCTTATAAGGGTGTCGTGATATATATCTCCATGGAATGAAAGTATCGATGTTACCTTCCTCTATCCATTGTTTTACTTTACGACTAATAGTCAATGTATTATGTTTGTTTAAATATTTTAGATCACAGCTACCAAAATAATCATGAAAGGTATCAGGGCAATGCTCAGGACACCATTCATGACCAGATAATTGTATCTTGCCTAATGCGTATTCTGCTACTTCAAAGCCCCATTGACTGTATGCTTCATCATATGGTCTTGTATCTTCACGCGCTTTCTTTTCTATTATGTCAAGAAAGTCTTGAGTAACAGTCCATGTATATATCATAGGGTACTACCTCTGCCAAATTGATAATATTTATTATACCATATGGGCCGAGATAGTACACCGGTTTATTTTATTTTAAGTGGGATTTTTAGGATAAACTTGGTAAAGGTAGATTTCCTGTTTTCATTAAGGCTAGTTGTTTAATTCGCCATAGCCTTTCCATTACTCTTCGCCTACGTCTGTCTTTTTGTTTTCTTATTTTTAGCCAATTTTCGTTCATAAGATATAATCTTATTCGTTTTTCTTTGACCTCTTGTTTTTTAAGTTGCTTATACAGTTTCTTTTGTTTTAGGGGTTTGAGTTGTGGATACATGTCATCCTTGTTTGTTAGGGGTTAACACTATTCACGGATGAGACCAGGAAATGCCTCCATAACAACGTTTTTTGTAATGCCCTTTGGTGCTTCTTTATTGATCATCTTCACCAATAGTTTAGCATCTTCAGGGTGAATGGCTTCAAGAATGCCAAGAAAAATCCTCTCTCTTTTGAATTGAGGTAATTTTTCTGCAGCTTGACTGCCTTTTACAAAATAGACGAATTTAGTATTTTGTTTTAAGAGATTTGATGGCGCCGAATGATCAGGCGATGGTGTGTATGGTACTTCGCCCTCTGGTAACCACCATTTAATTGTTGAATCAATAGATCCTCTTAATACATCCTTTAGAGCCCATGACTCGTTTTCTTTTAGGATACGCACTTTATCAGCCTTAGCTCGAGCTTTACCAGCTTCTTCTAATACTTCATAAATAAACTTTACCATTAAATAAACTCCTGTACGGATTCAATTAACTGATTACATCTTTTATTTATAAGGTAAGGAAACACACTAGCCTTATTTTTCCATTGATCTTGAGTAGTAAATTCTTGAATGATATTATTTTTCAGATCAGATGGAGTCTGAGAAAGATCGATCAGCTTTTCGTTACGTTGATAGTTTCTATACCATGATGCGGCATATAATAATTCACCATCATTCAGATCTTCGATAAGAGTATCGAGTTTTTTCTTTGATAGTGGTTTCTGTCTAGCACCAGTAATAAACACATCATCGCCTGATAATACATTAGGTACACCATCAGATGCATCGCCACGCATGATATGTTCCATTAGAAACGCACGTGGATTCTTTTCTACTAGACTTTTCTTTTGTACTGGTGAAAACTGTGATACGTTACCATACTTCTGCAGCTGCACAAAGTCTTTATCACCAGAGATAATCATGATGTCTTCGTATGCACCAAATTCTTCATTTGTGTACTCTACGATAGTAGCAATAATATCGTCAGCTTCGCAACCATCGAGATGTAATACTTTGTATGGGAAGTTTTCTTTGATCTCTTCACGCACATTATTCATGATAGTAAATGCAGCATCCCAATCAAATGTGGATTCTTCTCTGCCTTTACGACGATTGGCTTTGTATTCTGGATAGAAAGTTTTACGCCAATTATTTGGTCCATCACATGCAAGTACTAATTCACCATACTTATCTTTGTATTTAGTCCTATACATGCGAAGAGTATTGAGAATCATATGACGAATCATATCTTCTTCGTTTAGTTTTTGTACTGCGATGTTGGCTACTGCGATTGCACTGAAGTCGACTAATATCATAACAAATCCTATCTATAGTATTCTTTAAATGCGTTTATGTTGGCTTTCGTGCCCCGAACAGTTATCTCAGGGTTTCCACCGCTTGGGCCATTTGCTATCCAATTGATAACATTAAGCTCGTATATGTCTAATATTTCTAAAAAATCAGACACTGATACATCATGTGCACATATGAATGTGTATTTAGTTTTTCCACTTACGTATTTCATTTTAGCTCCATCTCAATTATGGAAATATTATACCATAATCCGGAGCATTTGTACATGTTTATTTTTGTTCTTGTTTTGGTAAATGTTTTGAGTGTATCTTGCAACCAATAAACTCATTATAGTAATCATCACGAAGCAAGACGTCATGCTTAAATTGAAGCTTAGCTTCATAGTATGACATCTCGCCCTTTGTTTTACAAAGTATTAGGATTTCTCTTTTGTAACGATCTTCCCCTCGCTGTTCAACGAGTACTTGAAGGTCTTTATTAGATCCATAATATCGTTTCCAGTCAGACTCGACTCTGGTTCTTTGCCTTCGAGATCTTTTACTATTTTTTGGTAATATCTTCGGCCGCCAGAAGTTCTTCTTACCGATATATTTTTTATTTGTATCCAGTTCTGTGATAACGTACACAAATCCTTGGTATTCATCTGGGGTTTCATCGTAAGGTTGTTCATTGTATAACCACATACAGTTATATATTACTCGTGTTCACCGCCTACACCACGACTGTTGATAATATTGTCACGTGGATTAAAAAACGAAGGATTCGCCTTTGCTGTTTCAAATGTGGCTACTGTAATCACGATTGCGGCTAATACAATAGCATGAGCTATTGCACTTACACCAAAGGCTACAATACTACCAAAATAAAATGCGAAAACCATACACCACATCCAAGCTAATACTTGTAATACCATATGACGTGTGTTAAGATCAGGGATATGTTTTAAAGGATTGACGTTAGAGTTCATAACACCGTTCCAAGAGTCGTAAATAAATTCTTTCATGTTCGTTACCTTTTCAAAGTTTACGCTAGTTGGATAATGTGCATCTACATTATCCTTATAATCAATTGCATCGTACATATCATAAAATGATTTTGTTACTTTATGATCACGAAAATATGCTGTCACCTTATACATTATCTTCCATTTCTTCATCTCTTGTTTTGTATTGCCATTCATCTGTATGACCAACAGACCATTTTGGTTCAGTCTCTACTCTATAGTTTTGTGTACATACTTTAAAAT